TCTGCACCACAGGGGTAGTTCCAAACTCTTCCATAAACACAAGCCGATACCCCGAATAAAATCCCGCATGGTCGGCAAAGCCTGCCTGCGTTAGCGTGGGAACGGTTGGTGCAATCAGCGTTTCCACGACCCTGCTCACGTCAAAGAAACCAAAGTTGGTGGTTGGCAGTTTGTCGCACTTGAGCCGTGCCAGCGTAGTCGTGCCTGCTGCGTTCTTGACATCGCAGACATACCGGTAATTGGTCGCACTGGTAAGCGAGCCGCTGACCTTAAAGAGCATTTTGTTGTAGACAGGGGTCGCCGCTTGGGGCGACCCGGAAAGGACGGATATTGCCATGGGTTATCGTGAGGTTGCTACGCTGATGGTTTTGCCGAGGACTTCGGCGATGTTTTCGGTCAGGACTGCGACCATGTCTTCGGTCACAGCGTTGCTCATGAAGTTGGTCGCTCGCAAGCCTTCCCGCCGAATCTTGTTGGCAATGTTGATGGCAAAGGAACGGTTTGCTGCCTTCTTGTCACGGCCTTCCATTGGAATCGCTTTTAATGCAATCCAACCTTGTATGGCTCGGATGGGTGGCCGCTTATCCCTGTACTGGAATGGGCTATTGGGCGCACGGCTGCTGCTGACTGCACCCTTTACACCAAGGTCAACAAACTTCCAATAGTCATTTGCGACAATAGCAACCACGAAGGAGGTGTCCGTAAGGCTAATGGGGTCAATGTTAATGCTTTGAGCAAGGTCGTTGCTGGCAATGGCTTTGTTGTTGACAAGGTTTTGCTTGGCCAACTTGACCACCCCCTCCAGCCACTTAGTCACTAAGGCATAGGATTTATTGTCAATCGCCCCTTCTTCAAGCGTTATGCCAAAGTCAGGCAATGCCTCCCTCTGCACGTTGGTCAGCTTTTTGCCTGACCCTCCGACAAATACATCAAACTCCATGCTGGTAAATGTCCTGCCACGCAAATAGTGTCCTACCTCCGCCGCATACGCTCTGCCTCTTGCCGTTCTGCCTCCAAGATGTCATGGATGAGCATGGCGTAATTAAGGAACTCCACCGCCTTCATGGCAAAGATGGCATCAAACTTTAGAACATCCTTGTTGGCCATCCTCCAAACGACCATGAGCCAACCGTAGCCAGCAAGGGGATTGGTTACAGGGCCTTCGCCATCTTCGTCAGGTGTGCTGAATAGTCGCTCAAAACTTTCAAGTAGCTTTCGGAACTTAACAAAAAAAAACTAACGACCCCCCAAACATCGCCAACCTTGGCGTGGGTCTTCAGCAGTTCGGCTCTGTCGGCATGGGCAGAGCCATCGTACTTTTTGGGAAACCAACCGAACCACCCCGCCTCCCTGCACAGCGTTGCCATGATGCGGTGAAGGTTCTGCACCAGTTGCCGCTCGTCCGTGGTGTTCATGTCCATCAGGTCGATAAGTTGACCCGCCGTAAGTTCGTCCGTGAACACCGTAGGAATCCACCACTTGCCCCCTGCCTTGAACTTGCGCTTGTAGGCAAGGGCAGGCAGCTCGTTCCATTCCTTGACGATGGCCTTGTAACGCTTTGTAAGGCTCTTGGCTGGCATATCTCTGACGATGGCTACACCCACACCCTCCACAATCGCAACCACGCCCACACGCTTGTCGGCATCGTTTAGGGCAGGGCTGAACTCCAAGGCGGCAATGCGTTGGAATTGGTCAATAGTGAGGTCTTGGAGTTTCATGGCTAAAAAGTGATAATGAACTTGTCGGGAGCAGGCCACCCCTTGCAGGCATTGTAAACGGTCATCCCTTCGGCCTTGCCAATCCAATGCTCGGCCTGCCAGCGTTGTTCCCGCATCGGTTCGCCAAGTTTGCGGATGTGGCTCGATTTGGCCCACCAAAACGTGCCAGCAAAGTAGGGGTATCCATCGGGGTTGTTGTGGTCGGCAATCTGCGGGAACTCCTCTTTGGTCAGCCAATACGCTCCCACCGCATCCACGTTCTCCAGTTCTGCAACTGCTCGCTCCCATGCCACCACGTTGAAGAATATCATCGACCTGCACCAAAGTTGGTTGATGAGGGATGGGTCGGAACTGCCCTTGGTATGGGCGTAGAGGTAGGCCGCATCCTCGTCTTGGCTTGCTCGGTACATCTCGGTGAGCGTGGCCTGCTCGTAGGCATTGGTGCGGGTGACTACGACCTTGACCTTGGGAGCGATGAGCGAACCCTCCAAGATTTCCTTGACGGCCTTGCGCTGGTCAGGAGGGCCAACGATACCGACCCGAATCTCGTCCAGTTGCTCGATGAGGCCGTAGTTGCACAGGGCCATCATATGTTGGTTGAGGATTAGCTGCCATTGGCCACCGCCTCCGCAGTAGATGTGGTAGTAGTGGATGAGTTTCATAGCGAAGCGAGTGCAAAAAGCAAGACCAATAGCAGAGCGAATCTGACAAAAATCAAAAGCGTATCAACGATGGTATCGAGGTTCATAGGAATAAAGGGGTTACTTCTACAATTTGCCCAAGTTCGTACTCGGTAATGATGTAAGTCCCTTCGGGCAATTCTTCCAAATCAACGTCTTCCAGCACGTCTTCTTTCCAACCAAACATTTGCCTAATGCCCTTCTCCTTAGCATAATGCATTACAAGGTGAGCCATTTGGCTTTCATTTACCGCCATTACAAATAAGTCGTGTTTTGGTTTGGCTGACCTTAAGCGATACATCTTCATGCCCCAAAGTTACACCACCACGTACTTCCCTGAATTGCTGACCGCCAATTTGTTGAGGGCAACGTAGCGCAGAGCATCGCAGGCGTGGTTGAATGAATCGATGGGAACCCCTGTGTCCTTGCCATCCTTGTCCGTGGCCCATGTGTACGAGCGGAGTTCCTTGATGAGATTCGTGCTGTCCTTGGTGACGTGCAGGTTAAACCGCTTGACCACGTCAATACCCTGCCTGATGGAATCCGGGCCTTTGCTTGCGGGCTTGATGTTAAAGCCAAGGCGGTATATCTCCTCGATGGACTTCGGTTCTGCGGAATCGGCCACAATCTCCCACGCACGGGTAATGCCAAACTCCTTCAGCTTGATGGCAATGTCGCTATTGGTCAGGCCCCTGTTGTAAAGCAGCTCATGCACGAACAGGTCATCGCCTCTGCGGTACACGGCAACCAATGCCGTGGGGTCGCTGCTAAAGCCCCAGTCGAGGCCGTAGGCAACAAACTTCATGGTGCTGGGGTCTATGCCCTCAACCACCGAGAAGTCGCCGTATATCGCACCCTGTAGCGTTCCGATTTGACCGAGGCCATAGACCTTCCACCAATTTGCCCAATAGGCCGAATGCTCGGCCTTATCTCGTGCCTTCTCAATCTCTTTGACGATGGCGGGGTCAAGTGCTTGGTTGTCTTTATAGGTAACCAAAAGAAATTGTGCATCAGGGTCTTGCATAAGTTCAGTATGCACCCAAAATTCCTGCACAGGGTTGTAGTCAATATAAACCGCCGTTTTTGTACGGATAGCAAGTTGGTGGTAGGCTTCCCAGCTGATGTTGTTGGCCTCGTTTACGAACAGGACATCACGCCTTGCTCCTCTCATCTTGTCGCTTTGGTCTGCGCTGAAGAATTCAATATAAGACCCGTGAGCGAATTCGTAGCGGAGCAGGGTGCGGTTGTATAGTTCCTCCTGATATAGCCCCGTAGTACGAAGCATTTTAAGGAAATCTTTCAATGCCCCACGCCGTAGGTGAGGGATGGATTCGGAAACCACCGAAATCTCGTATGGCCCTTGCTTTTCATCCGAAGCATAGGAATAAAGCAGGGAAAGGATTGCGAAGGTTTTGCCTGCCGATGAGCCGCCCTGTACAATTCGGACTCGCTTCCGCAGCCTACTAATCTTGACTGTCGTTGTAGTCGGAATCAACTTCTAACTTTACGCCCTTCCATATCGGTTGAGGGGTTATGGATGCAGCGACCTCTTGCTTCGGCTGACCGTACACCCTTGAAAGCAAGGTTTCCAGCGAGTAAAGCGTTCCTTTCTCCAGCGACTTCTTCATCGCCCCTGCCACGGTTTTCTCAAGGATGGTGGCCTTGGGTTCTTTGTAAACCTCGGCAAGTTCCTCCAGCGTCATGGACATCATGGCCTGAAGTGTGTCGTTGATTTCCGAGCGGGTATATCCTTGCGATGCAAGGAGGCTGACGAACTTGCGAGGACGACCTTTGGGGTTGCCTGATTGTCCTTTTATCCATGGTTTTGGATTGTCTTCTGGTCGTATTGGCATGACTGTTATACGACTGATTTAAACCACTGCAAATAAATTTGATGTGCTACCTGTGCAGTCATTACAGGCGGAACACTCATCCCAATTAAATATTGTGGTTCAATATTTTGAAATTTATAATCTAAGGGATAACTACCAGCAAGTTTTAATTCTGTATTATTTAAATATTCATTTTTACAATAATGAAATAAATTACTTCCACTTGCTATTGTATTTATAACATCATTACGATTGATTCTAATTGATGTAAAAAAATTACCTTTAGGGTGAACAGTTGCTAAACTTTTACCTTCTTTTGTAATTTGCAAATATTTTAAAATTTCACCTGTTGCTTTTTTTCTTAATTCAAGATTATTTTCAATATTTTTAAAAGGTATAATATTTTCATCAAAACTTAACTGCAATGGTTTGTAATTCAAATCATTCCTTTGACAAATAAAAAACACTCGTTCTCGTTTTTGCGGTACTCCCATTGAAGCAGCATTCAATAAAAATAATTGAACTTTGTATCCTGCATTTTCAAACTCGGTCTTAATCCGCTTAACGTATGCTTTTGCGTTTCCTTGCAGCATTCCTTTAACGTTTTCAGCAATTACAACTTTTGGTTGTAACTTCTTTGCCAGTTTAATGTAGTCAAAAAATAAATCATCAAGGCGTTGTTTTGCCTGACCTTCACGGAATATTTTTTCTTTTCCCCAATCCTTTTCTCTATTTCCTGCCATGCTAAATGAAGAACACGGTGGCGAACCGTCTAATATATCAAGATTGTAAAGTTCATCAGGAAAACTTGAACGGTTAGCAAAATCTCTTATGTCTTCAACAAATAAATGCCTTGGATTATGATTTGCTTTGTAAACATCTGCAACTTGTGGGTCTATTTCAACCCCTCCTAAATGTTCAAAGCCAGCAAGTTTATATCCCATTGTAGAACCTCCTCCACATATAAAAGTTCCAAAAACTTTTAATCCATGTTTTTTAATACCATTAACTGGATAACCATCACTTAAATTCCATTTATAAGGAAACAAACAGCTCATAATCCTAATAATTTAAAAACGGCCTGTTCAGGTGTTGATGCTATTTTTAGTAATGCTTCTTTGACTCTCCAATATTCTTCTTCAGAATAATTTAATTTTAGAACCATTGTTCCTTCTAAGTCATCAACATCTATTTCTTTATTTTTATCGGCATAATCTGCATTAATATCAAAAGATGGAATAACAAGCCCCCAATCCTCCAACTGCTCGACATCCCATTGGTTTGCCAGCATCTCCCAATCCCACTCTCCAAAGCCTACGTTGTCCTTAATGATGAATTGCCGTTGCTTGTCCTCATCCCAATCTACGACCTCAACAGGCACTTCCTTCCATCCTGCTTCCTTCATAGCTTTAAGGCGCATATTGCCGCCAAGCACAACCATGTCCTGATTGACGACAACGGGGCGAACCTTGGCCATTTCGGGCAGGTCTTTTAAAGATTGCACTAACTTAAAGAACTTGTCATCTTTAATGGTGCGGGGGTTGTTTGGGTTAGATTTTATTTTGCCTATCGGTAGGGTCTGCATCAGTATTCAATTTTGTCAATTAGTTGGTCAATCTTGTCCACAATTTTCATCTTTACAGCGTAGGCATTGGGTGCGTTGGATTCATCCACCGCAGTAATGCAGTCGCACAGGGTCGAAATGACCATCATCAAGGATTCCGTCCTTGCTTGGATTTGCTCCTCTTGATTTGATTTTTTAGTCGAGTTCGCCAAGTTCTCGTAGTTTGTTCCTGCTCCAGCCAAGGGCTGCCTTGCCACCCCAAAGCAGGTAG